TTGTAGGTGTTCACGTTGCCGAATGCGTAGTCAATGCCAGCCGGCTCTTGATCTTCATAGTTTCGGTAAATCCGGCATTCGACTAGGACATAGCCCTTTTCAAGATTCACGTCCATGATCGATGTGTGGATTTTGCCGTCTGGATAAGTAGCCCAGAATCGCTGAATGCGTGCAGCTACATCTTCGTAGTTTTCTAAGAAACTCACTTAGACACCGCCTGAGCTGATGCGTGACGGCCTACGGCTCGACCACGTTGATAGCCTTCTTTGTGGCCTTCTTTGTAGCCCATTGAATAACTCACAATCGCCCAGAGAATACAGGCAAGCGCCATGAGAAAGAATAATCCGATTTCACTTGTTGTCATTTTTGCTCCCGTGGGAGCCTTGTCGTTGCTCCCAAATAAAGAATGACATCAACAACTGACATTGGCAAGATTCGCCTCGGCGTGTCTATTTCTTAAGAGCAATCTCCAACATCAATTGATCTAGTCGTGCCTCAATTCGAGAGACTTGATCCTTGAGACTGTTGCCACCATTCGGCTGAAATTCCCTCATGATTGACTTCACCATGAATCGCATTGACGAATAGATGGCAGTGAGCAGTGCAAGGACAAGCCCACCCACCGCCGTCCATTCGCCGACACTCACTTCGTCTTACCGAATTGTGCGTCGTTAGGATTTAACCAGCGAAGAATCACTGGCAGAATTGAAGCAACACCTGCCCCGATGATTGCTTTTGGATCTGTTACACCTGCCAAATAAACGGCGATGCAGCTGCTCAAGAAGCTTCGTCCCCACGAAGCCGCCATAGCTTTTAGATCTTTCATTTCTTTTTCTCCTTTGGCTTTACCTTTTGGATTGGCTCAACCAATGGATATTCTCCATCATAAGCAACCAATCGAGCGCGAGCGAAACCGACAATTTCTTTGCCGATGTAGCGTTGTTTGAGCATCACCATGCCGCCATTGCGCTGATCTCCATCACCGGAAGTGTTGCCCTCTATGGTCAGAACGCTTGTTGCACCGACTTTGACCACAATTCCAATGTGACTGATTCTGTCCACGCCATCATGTGGAAAGTCCATAAAACACAAATCGCCAAGCTGCGGCTTATCTTCAATCCAACGTCCAAGCTCTTTCATTTTATGAGCACCAGCAGCCGTTGAAACCATTGATGGAATCTTTACTTTAGCCTGGTCAAAACACCAATTGACAAAAGACCCACACCAGGGCAATCCGTCGGCTTTTGTAAATTTGCCGTACTTTGTCACATTAACGCCAGTCTCGACTGTGCCGACTTCAGCTAGTGCGACTTCAATGATCCGAGCAGCAGTACCTTCTGGATACATTTAAAGTCCAAGAGCCTTCAAATCAGCAGTAGTTAAACCTAGTGCAGCCAGTTTTGCTTCTGCCGATGCTTTGGCAGCTGCGTGAGCAGCGTCCTCAGCTTCTTTAGCCAATGCAGCTTCTGCCCATTGATCAATAAGGGCTTCATAGGCATCGCCTGTGATTTCAATTTGCTCGCCGTTAACATCATGATGAGCTGTTGGATTTTCTGCTTTGAATTTTGCAATCAATTGCGCTTTAGTTGTCATTTTATGAGTTCGCTATTCCGTAGAGTCGAATTGTGCCTGTGAAAGTTCCTGAGCTAGGAGCGAGCTTGAATCCGTCAAATGATGTTGTCGTATTAAAGCCGCCATAAAAACCGCATTGACCAATTCCCGAGCCAATGAAGCGCGTTTGATTGGTTATATAGCCTGTGTGCAGTGAAGCAAATGGATTAAAAATTGTTGTGGAAAATACAGATGTTCCAGAAGAACCTGAATTTGTAAATTTGCCACTGGTTGCTCCCGATGTTAAACCGCCAGGAGAAACTGTTGTTGTATTATTAAATAAGTTCACATAAGAGTAAGAAGCATTTGTGTTATCTGTTCCACCCGTTCTAAAAATGATTGGCACATCTGCGTCCGCACTTCCGGTAAATGTTCCTACCAATAAGTAGTTTTGATAAGTTGATGAAAAGACTGAATCCATAGTCAATGAAGAAGCACCACTTGGAGAAGATGACGAAATATAAGTCAATCCGGAAGATGGAGCTGCTGTGGCAGCCCATTTGATTCCAAGACTTTGAGTCGAGTCGGCAGTGAGAACATAGCCATTCGAACCTACTGGCAGACGCGCTGGAGTATTGTCAGCGGTTGCTCCGATAATGTCGCCTTTGGCGTCAATAATTGAATTTTGGATTGCGTTGGCATCATCTTGCGTCACCCAAGTAAAAGCCATATCGGTCGCGCTTGTTTTTGATAAGACTTGACCAGTTGTGCCACCTTTAAGTTGAGCCAATGATGTATCTACGCCTTGACCGAACACGTCAAAATCGGCTGGAAGGTCTGTGACCAGATCCGTCGAAGTCGGCATGACCCAGCCAAAGTTTGTTGTTGGATTAGCCATTCATTTTTCCTTTCATCATGAGACGATTGTAGCGTTTGCCCAATCTAAAGTCGGCGACACGGTGTTCCATTTTTCAGTTATTGGCACATCGCTCCATCGCATAGTTGTGAGTGAATAAGCCAATGGTGACATCAAAAGAGTGACGTCTAGTTCATTATATGAGGCTCTAAACGTCCAACCTTCAACAAAGCCTTGAAATGTGCCGGCAGACATATTCAACGGAAGATCGTTGATTGCCACTGGCTGACCCATAAAGACTTTGATAAGAGCATCACGATCAGCATTGTCTAGTTCTGGATTGGTCAAAGCATAAGTAATCGACTCAAAAATTGGCTCAGGATAGGCTCTGAGCGATAAATAGAAATCGGCTTGATAAGTGGCATCTGCTGCGTGTTTGATTGTCGTTGTAATAATTTGAGCCAGATTTCCATATTGAGCAATTGAAGCCGAGTCGCTGGCGCTGACTTCACTTGAAGAATTTGTCCCATATTTTATAGTGACACTATTTCGGACATCTCCTGCCCGTGTTTTAATGGTAATGCCCGTGCCTAAAGCTTGATTGGCCGTTAGATCGGTGTAACCATAAGTGCCTAAATAGGTCGTCCGGTGAGTGGAGTCTCCGTAAGAGATTAAACCTTGTCCATCTTCGTAAAGATAACCGAGACCAGAAGTAGCCAGAGCTGCGACCAGATCATAGACAATTGTGCGATTTGATGATCGTGCGGCAAGCTCATAATTGCCTGGAGTGTCAATTTCTCCATAGCCATTGTTGCCTGCATTTGACCAGGTAGTTGTTGGATCATAGGTATTCCATTGAAGCGCGGCTGGAACCTGTTGCCATTGTGCAAATAAAACACCTGTGAGAATTTCTTTGATTTGATTGCCGTCAAAATCTTGGGTCAGAACTCCTTCTGTAAGCACCTTTTGAAGCCTTGCAAGGGCTCCCAAAGCCGTCAATGTGACCTCTTGGGTATATGCGCTAGAACCGACCTGTGAAACGCTTACAGAGATGTCCACTACTGATCCACCAAAGATTGGCACATAGACGGCCGATGTATCTTGAACCTCAATTGAAATTGTGTCATTGATTTCGTAGGGCAAAGCTGCTTGATTGAAGATAATCAACGTGACTGAGCAATAGCCTGCTTGGGCTTGAGTGTAGATATTTGTGCGACCCGAAGTAATTGTCAGATTGGCAAGAACTGAATCCGTTACGTCAGTGCCATCAATCTTCACACGCCAGACTGGAGCCCACTGCGTCATGAAGTTGCCAGAGCACCGGCTCCGCCAGTACCACGATAGAAGGAGTCATTGAGCACATTCACAATTGTTCGGGCAGTGCCTTCGGCATCAATTGCGCCATTGACTGTGATGTTGATGCGATCGGCAGTAGAAAGGCCGCCAGTGGCTTCAAGTCTTGCTGCTGCTGCCGCTTCACGTTGCGCCCTAAGTCTTTCGGTGTCGGCTTTTAATTGCTCGCGACGAAGGATTGCAGCTTGCATCGCTGGAGAATAAGAGCTTAATGGCGCGCCGGTAAAAGTGAATGGATCTGCACCTGGACTAAATGTGTCTCCTGGCATTCCTGTATCAAATCCACCGCCGGTAGTGCCGCCGCCTGTATCCATACCCAAATCTTCTGAGCCGCCGACTCTTAAACCTTTAGAATTATCTCCGCCGCCAAAGAATCGGGTCACTGGATTGTCTGTCATAAGCTTAATAAATGCCTTGACTGCATTCACTACTTTTCCAATGCCAGAAAGAAGATTGGCAAATCCAGTAACAAGTCCAGCAATTATTTGAGCAATGATTTTTAATGCTCCACCTAAGCCTGTAACAAGAACTGGAACAACGTATTTTTGAAGAAATGAAATTAAATCGGCAAATGTTTCTTTATTATCTTCTACTGCCTTTGTAATTGGCTTAAAAAAATCAGCAAATTTTCCAAGTGCCGGCACGACTTCATTCACAACAAATTCAACCAGTTGTTGAATTATTGGCAGAAGTTTTGCACCGACTGATTCCTTGCCTTCATCAAATGCCACTTTGAGACGATCCATCTTGCCGGCAAATGTGTCTGCCTTTTCAGCAGCTTGGCCGCCAAAGGTATCTGCCAATGCTTTAGTCACATCGTCCATGCTCATTGTTTTTAGCTCGGCCGCAGATAATCCAATGCCTAATTTAGCCAGAGCGCCAGAATTGCCCTCATAGGCTTTGCCTAGAGCATTCGATACGGCTTCAAGTGATTTACCAGAACCGGCTGCAACGTCAAGAGCAAGTGTCTGCAATTTCTGTGCTTGTTCAACGTCTTGTGTAGCGCGAAGCAATCTTTCCAATGATGGACGCAATTCGTCATCTGCAATTCCACTGGCCAAAGAAGTTTTGAGAATATATGCCTCTGTTGCAGCGACTTGTGCGTTGGTCGCGCCGGTGACATTTTTTAAGGTTGTTGCTAATTTTGCTTGAGCTGCTTCGTCAGCGATAGCAGACTTGACTCCATCAATAAGAAGTGTGGCGGCATAACCTGCGGCAGCTACGCCGGCAGCTAAAAATGCCGCTCCTGCAATCTTGCCAAATCCAGCCATTTTTGACGATGAACTTTCAACGTCTCCGTTGGCAGTTGCTAAGGATTTTTTGAGTTGATCTACGTCAGCAAGAATCGAGAGCTTGAGCGTTCTACTTTGTCCAGCCATCACCACTCCTTCAAGATTCGGTCAAATGCATTTTCCCACTTAGCAATCAAGTCTGGCTGGATTTCGCGCAGTGTCGGATAAATAAACCAGCCTTTAGATCCGCGTCCTGTTGTGCCAGACCAGACTGGAAATTGCTTAAATTTGTTAGATCCAAATTCTGTTCCGCCCCAGAGATCCTTTGTTGTGGCTCCGCCTGAGAATTTCTGACTCACAAAGCCAAAAGAGAGCTCACCAATTTTGGAAGATTTAGAAACACGGGAACCGGCTGCAATACGGGTAGCGGCTGCGCCTCTGGTCGTTGCTTTGTTTTGAATCCTGCCTTGAGCAAATTCTGCAAGAGCTGATGATTCCCTTTTGGCTGCGTCAGTAGCTTCAGAATCCATCGCCTTAAATGCTGAAGTGATACGACGAAGGTCGGCCTTGTCATAGGCAATTTCAACCTTGTCGCTCATTTTGTCGCTCCAATATCTCAAAAGCCGTCAAAATCTGTTCCGCCGTCGTCCATTCACTCATTGGAATCTTTGTGGCTATTGCCAGCTCCACAATTATTCGATTGAGGCTTCCGACGGCGTAACTTTTGGGTCAGCTGCTCCGGCCTCAATATCTGCCACGCCTTCACACCAGATTTCATAGCCTTTGATTGGCTTGCCACCGGCTTCACGTTTCATTGCGTGATAAGCCAAGAAAAGAAGATCCGAGATTCCAAGCTTTTCTTGAACTTGTTGAATCGTAAATCCTGTTTTCTGTTCCCATTTTTGCCACTCTGGAGGAGCCGCCGTGTATGTAGCGGCTTCCCCAGTTTGGTACGTAATTGCAATGTTCAGTTTCATTTTGCTCCCGTTTCTTTTTTTATTAGCTGATTGTTAGAACTGGTGTTGATGCGCAGAGCATTGTCCAGGTGTCAGTCTGAGCATCTGGTGCAGCGCCTCCAGCAGTTGGAGCCACTGGAAATGCAGTACCAGCGAATGACGCGCCGGTTGCAGTTAGTAGAGTGAATGCGAGTGCAGTATTTGGAGCAGAAGTGAATGCAGTCCACATTGCTTCAAAGAGTGATGAAGTCGCGCCCCAGTCTGCAAGAAGAGAGATGTTTAGTGTCCATTGATCATCGATGTGCTTGTAAGCCTTGCCATCAAGTGTTTGATAAGTGGTAATAACTGGTGCGTTGACCATTGTGACGGCAGTTGTCTGCGCGTCATAATTAACGGTGGCAAGCGTGAATACTATGTCGCGACCGGTGACTATTGTTGTTGGCATTTCTTTGTCTCCTTAGATTGTCTGTTGTGTGTAGTAAGTGCTGACCGCGAGATCCGCCACTAGTAGATTCGATGCGCCCACCGATTGAATTGTCGGACGTTCAACGTCTCCGACTTCGTATCCTGCTGGCATCGCTGCGATGATGCTGATAATTAGCTGCTCAAGATTATCGAGTGCTCCGGCCGTGTTGTTATAGGCAACGGCCGCAGTAACCACGAAGTTGATTTTCACGCGCACCTGCGATTTGCCGATTGTCGTCGTTTCTAAATAAGGCGAATCTGGAACGATTACGCAAGCTGGAGGAATGACTGCCTCTGGAGGCGAACTATAAACGGAAGCAACGACGCCAGAGAGTGCAGTGGCCAAAGTGCCTCTAACATTGGTCGCGATTGATGTAGGTGTAGGCATCACATAGCCATCGTTGAGACGTCGATGTAATTACCTAATAAACCAATGACGCGATTTTGCAGTGATCGACCCATTCGATATGGCGACGGCGTAAAATCCACGCCTTCAATCTGACCACCTGGAGCGACCACGCTTTGGAATATCTCAACGCTGACGATGGTGACCGCCTGTTCGACTGCGTCCGTATTTGCGTAAAGCGTGGCCGCGTCTGCCCCAGATAGATAAACTACGCCGCCAGGAATGACTGGACGGAATGTGATGTCACTATTTGTTATAGCTGCCGTGAAGTAGAAATATGGAGCCGGATATGCGAAAGGTAAGTAAGGAAATGGATCATAATAATTTGAAGTAACTGTCAGTGTTCCGTTGAATGTAGCTGGGACGCAACCTGTAACGACAACACTTTGAC